CGTGTTCCATCCGACGTACGTCATGGCCGGTTCCGGGTCGGTCAGCTCCCACATGCCGAAGTCATCAAAGGCCGCGACCGGGGTTGCCATCACCAGGGAGACAGAACCGCCAGAGGTAATGCCCCCCGGGTTCGGGGTCATTACCCGGATCAGTCCGGGCGTGATCAGCTCGGCGGTTCCTTCAACTACGGTACCGCCGGACGCGGTGAAGTAATTCTGAAAGAACCTAGTGGACTCTACGTAATCGTGGTGCGGGGACTCCGGTTCGTACTGGACGCAGTCAACCATGAAGGTCAGCGCCTGCGCGGAGTTAGTCCAGACGACGAGGTAAGCCTGCTCCCCCTGAGCTAGGCCCAGCCCGTCCAGCGCGACGGTCTGCCACCCGGGCGACAGCGTGACGGTGACCTGCCCGAGGACAGCCATCGGGTTCCCGCCGACAGCGGGGGTCAGCGCGGACACCATCAGGCTGCCCGTCTCGCCGGTCATCGACACCTGCATAGAGCAGTACTCGTCGACCGGGTCGAATTCCACCATCGGGCCGACGAATCCCTCACCGGCTGCGTGTCCGTCCGTCGTGACCAGCATAGAATACTGGCCAGCCATGGCGTCCTGGGACGTGTAGGCAAGGGTCGTGCCCGGCAGCGCGGTGTACCCGGTAAGGTTCCCCTGCGGCTCAGTACTGGTGCCACCGTCTGAGTCGGTAACGGTGACCGTGCTCTCAAAGGACGGGTTCGGGCACAGGTTCTGGGTATACGGGGTGACGTTATGTGATACCCAGGTGGTCCGGACTGAGGTGCTGACTGCTGTCCGGGTTTTCCAGGATGACTGTGCAGTTTTGGTGACTGTGGCATCGGAATTCCAGGACGCTGATGAAGACTTGGGCACTAGCGTCAGTGACTTCCAGGACGACGGTGCGGTAACCGGAATCGTATCACAAACGTTCCATGTGGCATTGTCAGTAGTGGTGACAAGTTCATATCCCTGGTACCTATCGGCAACCTGGGTCGGTGTAAATGCAGACGGGTAGAATCCGGCACCGGCCAGGGACACGGCGTAGGAAATATTACCTATGACGAATTCCAGGTTCGACGCCGCAAAGCGAACCTTTGGTGTTACCCATGTCCAGGTGTCTGTGATAGTAGCAGAGGTTGCTACTGCAGTTCCGTCTATGTAAAGAATCTGATGGGAGCCGTCGTACAACGCAACGACATGGTGCCATGTGTTAGCGGTGAGGCCACCGGGTACGGCTGCAGATATACGGTGATAAGCCCCTGTACTATTCCAGTCAAAGTAGACTTTGTTGTCGGTGTAAATCGCAACAGACCAGTTCTGGTTGGAGTGGCCTGTGTATGACCCGCCGTCTATCAGGAGGGCCTCGTTGCCCGTGGCTGAAGTACTGAACCAGCATTCCGCGCTGAATTGAGATGGGGTACTGTAAGTGAACGATGCGGTACTAGCTGTGTTCCCGGGTGTGAATGTCCCGGCAGTCAGCCACCGGGGAGCAGTGCCAGCCGTGGTAACCGACCCGGATACCGTGGCCGATCGGCCGTTTCCAGACGTGTCAGGCAGAGACCCGCTGGCAACATCACCAACGGCCCAGTACCCGATCGGGCTAAACGGGGTGACAAAGGTATCGAAGTAGTAGCTCAACTGTTCTCCACGATGATCCCGTGCTTAGTGGCACTGGAATTGAAGGTGTCCGTCACCGAGGTTACCGGAGTGCTCGCAGCATTTCGGAACACCTTAATCGACGACCCGCTAAGTGTCAGGATCATCCGGTCATTGTTCAGGAATGTAGTAGAGTGAGTCGCCACCGTGGTCCATACCCCGGCGACCTTCTTGCGAATGCTTACCCGTCCGCACCGCCAGTAGTTATTGTCGTCGGTGTACCGGAAGACGATGCCCTGGGTCTGTCCTGACTGCGGACTGGTCCGGAAGGTGACCCCGACGTTCGTGTTCGCCGGGCCGGTGACCAGGCCGATGGACCGCTGCCCGGGGTTCAGGGGCCAGCAGTTACCGTAACCGATAAGGAAGTTCCCCGCCGGGGTCAGCCAGGTATTCGTCTCGTCGTCCGTGAGACGGCCGGTAAGGGTCCCGGTGTTTACCACGCTCCCGGTAGGCACCAGGGAGATCGGGCTGGTAACCGTCAGGGCAGACGGCTGGGGGACGGCTGTCCGCATCTGGAAATTGGATTCCATACCATCAAATGAGGAGAAACACATTACTTCGATGGAAGCCGAGGTGGCATTACCCGGTATGAACCCGCTTACGGACTCGTCCACACCAGCGGTACTGCTGTACGGGAAGGCGAAGCACCCTACCGGTTGCCCATTGCTCCCGTACCAGGTGATGGCACCTCCTGCGTGCCCTCCTGACGAGGTTAGGGAGAATATGAATTCAGCCCCGGCCACGACATAGAACGGGGGTACCTTTATATCCTGGTTCGACGAAGCAAGTGTAAGCGGGAGTGACTCCTGCGGAATCAAGTTCGCGGTCCAGGTACCAGGTGTGTAGTCCGGAGCACGGTAATCAACCTCGACGGAAACTGGGGTACCGCCCTTGAGCGTCACGGTCGAAGAGGTCAGGCTGGTCGGCGTGCCGTACCAGTCGCTGATGATAGGAACCCCGTTTACGAGCATGCGGACACCGCCGCCCAGGCCCTTCAGGGAGAAGGTGTAGTTACCGGCGGACTGCGGGACGAACTGAGTCACCCAGCGCCCGGACCATCCGGTACCGGCGAGGTCAGGAAGCAGGGAATGGTACCCGTCCAGGCTGAAGTTCGGGCTAGGAACGGACAGGGTACCGGCAGGCCGTCCGGACATCGTGCCGTTCGGCCAGAACGTGGCCAGCCACGGGCCGAGGGATACCGACGTCGCCGCCTGCACATTGTAAACACGGCTCTGGCTGGTGAACGAGTCAAATGCCAGGCTGTCCGGCTTGCTGGGCACGCCTGTCGACGAGGTGTTCCGGGCGGTAATCCGGGTGATGAAGTTACCCGCGCAGTCATACCATTCCATGCACGGAACTACCTTGACCGCGTGCGCGGTGCCGGTCATGTTGTCGCTGACGTACCCGCTGGTGGCTATCCTGATCCGTCGCGATTCAGACAGGGGCGTCCATTCCGCGTTAGCGATGTCGTTAGTCGGAGGGGTTATACCTGTCGACGCCCGCAGGGCCTTGAACGGCTGCCCCTGGTAGAGAACAAGGTCGCCGGTACCGTATCGTATGGTGGGGTCCCACTGCTGTGAGTCCCGGACGTACGGGACAGGCACAGCGTCCTGGACCGCACTCTGGGGGTCGACGGCCCAGGGCGTCAGGTTAACCTGGCTGGTCTTCCGGCACACTGACCGGAGCATAAGGTTCCGCGAGCTTGACGCCTTGTTCTTCAGGCGCAGGCAGTTCCATGCAAACCCGGTGTTCGCGATGTTCTGGACACCAAGGCCCTGCAGAACGGAGCCGCTCGTCGGAACGCCGTTAGTATTCCCGAGGTCGACAGCTTCCCAGGTACTGGGCATCCCAGTGGACGGCTGGACCAGGGTCAGCAGGGTGTCATCGGAGTCCCGTATTACCTGCCAGTTCGCATTACTTCCCCCTGAGGCTGGCGGGTCTATCCCCTGTGTTGGTGAGATGCACTTGTACCAGTACCCGAGTCCCGGCCACTGCCGGAAAGAGAAGGGAGGACCGAACCAGACGCACTCACCAATGTTGTAGCATCGGTGCCGGGTGTACTCGTAGAACACCGGGTGGAGGAACGTGGACTGGTCGTCCTCAAGCATCAGGTTCGCGCCCGTGGTTATGTCCGCCGACCACCCGGTGCGCAGGATGATCTCATTCTCGATACCAGGGGTAGTCCCGCCCTCACGGCAGACATGGGCCTGGTTAGCGACGGCCTTCCGGATCGTGTAGGCGGGCATCTCCGGTGAGAATTTAAGGCCGACCTCAGCAGCGAGGTTCCACAGGTCGTCAATTGGAATTGCCATCGGGTCGTTGCAGTGGTCGAGCATCATCCCGTACTGCGTGCGCAGGTAGTCCACACCGAACCCAATGACATTCACGAACTGTTGCAGGTAGGAGTCCCCCGGAGCGTCCCCGGTAAGGTACCCGTCAGTCTCTGGAATCGTCCGGAAGTGATTCGGGAGACGACGCCACATCTCTTCGCTTGACCCGTAATCCTTGATAGCCAGGCAACCGGCGACACCACTTCGTATCCAGATGTTGTCTGCCAGGTCGGCCAGGACGTAGAAACCGTAGTAGTGGTAGGTCCCGGGGATTATCGAGGTGTCCGCGTAGTTCGATCCGGGGTAGGTCGCGGAGTCAAATAGGACAGTGCCGTCATTCTCGTTAACCGGGTACCCGTACCGGTTAGCGAGCAGCCGGTAACGCAAGATAGTCCCCGTGGGCTTTGTCCAGGAGACCTGGACCGTGCCATAGGTGACCGACTGCGCGGTAAATGGCTCAACGGAATAGGCAGGGTAAAGGTCGAGCCCGTACACAGAGGTTCCGTAGGGCGTAATGCCGTACACGGACACTGTTACCTCACCGCCTTACCACGTGGATAACTTTGCATCAGATGTTAAGGATGATCTGCGCCGAGTCGCTCGGGATAAGTGCGCCGTTCGCACTCACGACTACCTGGTAGGTTGCCCCGAGGGGCAGGGCCTCGGTGTCCCATTCCATCCGGCCGAATACTGCCGGGGCAGGCACTACCGTGAAGTATGCCAATGGTGAGACTAGTCCCGGACGGTAAACCGCTACGTTATAGCTGTCTGGGAACGGCCACGACGGCTCCTGGAACATGTCCCATTCGATGTGCAGGATGCCACCCCCAAGGTGCCTGCATAGCATGCCAGGAGGCGGGGGGAACCGTGTGCACATAATCGGTCCAGGCGGTGGTGGCGACGGGTTAAACGGGGGCTGCGCGTTGTTCCGGGGGGTGGTCCGCAGGACGGTGGCGGACAGGCTCATTTGATATGCGAACTTCGGAAGTTGCGAAGACATGCCGTTCTCGGACACGACACGGATTCTGTCACCCTGGTTAACGATGCCCTCGTAGTGGACGTGGGTGCACGCCGGGCGGAACACCTCAGGCCGCCACAGTCCGCCAGGGTAGTTCCCCGGGAATCCCCAGTCCCACTTGTCATAGTCGACCAGACGGTTACCGACGTACAGGCCCATGCCGGAGTACCCGGTTCCGTGCCACTCCCAGAACTGGCTCGAATCAATGACGCACCATCCGGTCACCGGCATGGTCAGGTCGGACCCGTTGTACATTGGCTGGCCAGTGCTGGCGAACGAGTCGTAAGCGACCTTGTAGCTGTTAAACGCGCCGTAGTGCGTGCCTGGACCGCACCACGGGCTAACCTGGAACCCGCTGGTGTTGTAAAGCTGCGTGACCGGGATGTTCTGCCCGGCGGTAAGGTAGTCAAGGCGCTGGTCGACGTTGACGAAGTTAATCGCATTCCCCAGGATGGGGTTTTTCATCTGCTGCGGCATCACGCCGAGAGTGCTCTCAACCGATACCAGGTCAGCGGCAATGCTGTTCGGGTCCTGCGCCCAGACGATATCAACTTCGTCTACGCGGTCAGACCACGGCAGCAGGGACTTCGGGTAAACCGGATTGGTTGTCACGACGTGAAGCCTCCAGATACGACCATGGTAATGTTCCCCGACTTAGCGAATTCACTAGGCCGTAGCTGAATCGAGTTCGTGTTATCCTGCGTCACGTCCTCCCGGGTGAACGCTGGGACGATGCAGTAGTCGACCCCGTCAACGGCCAGGATAGCCTCGTAGACAGACGAGATGGTAAGTAGCTGCCCGAATGATATGTTCGGCGGGGACAGCAGGGCCTGCAGGGCGGTGTTAACATTCGCGGTGACGGTCCCCTGCGCGTACCCGTCCTTGACCACTACCTGCACGGGGTTATCCGAGGTGCCGATGTCAATCGGGATAATTGCAGGCGGCACGATGCTTAGCGTTGTCCCGTTCACCGTCTTGCCCTCGAAGTAATCGAGGATAGCGTCAACCAGGACAGGACCGGGCCCCTGGTAATTCGATCCGGCGACGTACAGGACCACGCTGGTCGAATGCTGGGCGACCGCATTGCACATGGTGACACCAGGGACATTCAGGGCCAGGTCATTGTAGTCCTGGATCGACACCGCGCGGTACTGTGCACGCCAGGCCGCACCGGCATTTGCCCGGATAGACTCGGTCGCCTCTACGTCCGCGCCACCCGTCATGGCTGTCGTGTTAGGAGTGACACCGTCCGGCAGCAAAGCGATGTCAACTCCGGCGACCGGGCTGCTGATAGCGTTTACCGATCCGGAGGGGATGTTGCCCGCCGCTCCGTCGACCACCCGGTAAGTGGCCCAGATGCCAAGGCCCATTCCCGGGATCATCCCGTTAGTTCCGTCACCGAAGGTAACCCAGGTAACTCCCGACTGGTCAACCGAGACACTGTAAGACTCGTCCTCGGCGTTCGCGTCGATCATGAAGTTAACCTGGTTCCAGGCGTCTGGAATCGGGAGCGTCCCGTCGACCCGGACCTGGACGCTCCCGTCTTGCACCTGGAGCTGAGGAAGGGAGAACGACTGCCCCGGAGTACCGGTGCTGGTACCGATCCGGATCATCTTGTAGGTGATCCCCTGTTCAACCACTACCGAGGCCGTCCCGCCATTCCCTGGTACGGTAACGTCTGTCGTGGTCTCAAAGATCGGTGGCTCGCTCATTCCGTTCGGGATGTTAGTAGCGGAAACCTGGGTACCGGCTGGGACCGTCACTGCCGTGCCACCAAGGGGGGTGACCAGGTTAATGGTCCCGGAAGAGGGCAGGGCACCGGCCGGGACGTAATTAAGAAGCTGGGCGATGTTCATTACGGACAGCCGCTGCGTCGCGGTGGGAAGGTACGCCTCCTGGGAAAGCCGGTCCCCGTAGTAGGAGATAATGTCTCCCATGTAGGCCATCAGCTCTACCATGACCATCCCGAAGTCACCCTCGCTGCCGGGATTCCAGTCGGGCATTGCCTGCGCGGCGTACGTCAGCATGGACTGCACGAAGGACACGAAGTCCTTACTCGTGTAGTCGATGCTCGTCGGGATTGCAATTGTCGGGTACTGCGCCGGTATCGAGCGCTGGCTAGAACTCATGCAACTACTCCCCCTACGTAAACGGTAGCCGTCTGCGTGTATCTGGTGGCCTCCGGGGACGTCTCGAAGTCGACGTCAACGCGGGCTACCCCGAAGTCTTCGTCCGCTGAAGGGGTAATGCGCACCACCGTCAGGGAAGGTTCCCACTGGGCCATCTGCTGGGTTACGTCTTTGTCAATTGCCTGCGCGACTATGGAGGCTCCGGGGTCGAACACGTAGGACGACAAAGGAATGCCGTAGTCCGGGTGCATCACGCGTTCCCCCGGCTCTGTACAGACCAGGCTGGAGACATGCTGCATCGCCTGGATGTCCGGGT